GCATTATGGTCCCAGGCGACAAATTAAGTGTTGTTGTCAGACCTGTTGATTCGATTGATGAGCGTAGGTTTAAAGATCGTTATGAGAGGTGGAAAGCTGGCGCTGGTAACGTAATAGAGGGAACGCCTTTAACGTCTTTGCCCTGTATGACACCAGCTAAAGTAGAAGAATATAAATACTTTAACATTCATACGGTTGAGCAGCTTTCCGAAGCCGCTGATAGCGTCGGACAAAACTTCATGGGCTTTTCGTCTGATAAAAGAGCAGCAGTAGCTTTTATTGAATTAGCAAAAGGTAATGCTCCGCTTGAAAAGATGAACGCAGAGTTAAAAGAACGCGATGCTAAGATCGAAGAAATGCAAGCGCAAATAACAGAGTTAATGAAAATTTCTTCCCCGCGTCAAAGCAAGAAGAAAGTTAGCGAAGAACAAACAGAAGATTAAGGATGTCTAATGGCTTATCAGATTATTGACGATAATAGTCTAAGCGCTATCGTTCAAAACATAGCGGAAATGGTAAGCTATCCTGTTCCGGTTGATCCTGCCGGGGATACAGACACATCTGTTGTGCAGATGGTTCAAGCAGTAAACCAAGCTGGTTATGACTTGCTTTCTTTGTATCCTTGGCAGGAATTAACTAAAAGTTACGATGTTAGCATAACAGCCGACACTTCTGGTCAAACAGAAAAAGCGTTTTCTTTGCCTACTGACTTCTATCAGTGGGTAGATCAGACGCAATGGAACTCCACAAATCAGTGGCCAGCTATCGGCCCTGTTTCACCGCAAATGTGGAAACAGCTAATTGTTAGAACAACTTTGCCGACGCTTTCTTTCTATTGGCAAGTTAGAGATAACAACATCTACATCCTTGCCCCACCAACAGACGCGCAAACACTAACTTTCTTTTATCAGTCTCTTGCCTGGGTAAAAGATGCCGATAACGCTGACTTATACAAAAACCGCGCTACAAAGAACGGCGATACTATTCTTATAGACAGCAATCTTGTTACGTTGTTGGGTCGAGTAAAGTGGTTGGAGATGAAAGGCCTGGATTCAAGCGCGGCTATGCGTGACTTCCAAGTTCAGTTTGAAAACCGAAAAGGCACAAAAAAGGGTGCGCCGGTTCTTACAATGGCTAGAGGGTATGGCTTTCCATACATTCAGCCTTTGTCAAACACGCCTGACACTGGATTTGGAAGCTAGATATGCCGCTTGTTCCAATCAAGCAATTTGAAACGCCAAGGGTAGCCGCTGCCGCTCAAGTGTCTGGGCTTGGCATCGCTCCCGCTCCTGTTGGCGGATTGAATTACCGCGACCCAATTAACGAAATGCCACCAACAGACGCGATGGTGCTTGATAACTTTATACCAAAGCGCACAGGCGTTTCTTTAAGGAAAGGCTGGCAATATCACACCAGCGCTATAACCAATGACATAGAATCTCTTTTTTCTTATAACGGCGCTACACCAGCAAGCAACAAGCTGTTTGCTGCGTCAAATGGGGATATATATGACGTTACTACCGGCACACCTAGCGTAAGCCAAGCAAGCACTGGCTCAACAGAAGATATTTGGATAACAACCCAATTCTCTAATTCTGCTGGCACTTACTTGTTGGCGGTTTCTCCCGGCGCAGGGTACTGGACTTACGACGGTACAAGCTGGACGCAGCAAAGTGTGAACGGTTTACCAACAGACCTAACAAGCGTTGCCGTTTGGAAAAATAGAGTTTGGTTTACAGCAGAAAACGACAGCAGTGTTTATTACCTGCATAATGTTGATGCCATAACTGGAAATTCGACACAATTTGTTATGGGGCCGCTGCTAAGAAACGGCGGTTCTGTCAGAGCCATTATTAACTGGACGCTTGACGCTGGTGTTGGTGTAGACGACTACCTTGTTGTTATAGGCTCTCAAGGTGACGTTGGTGTATGGCAGGGAACAGACCCAACTAGCGCGGCAACCTTTGGTTTAAAGGGTGTCTGGTATGTAGGCCCGGTTCCAAAATACGGGCGCTTCTTTACCTCTTATGGCGGCGATGTGATGGTTTTGTCTGAGCTTGGCATTGTTCCAATGTCTCGACTTGTAAACGGTCAATTTGTTGAAGGCGCTTTAGGCGTAGCCGACAAAATAGAAAACAAACTTACTGAGTTGGTTTCTGATCTAAAAGATGAAAAGTCTTGGGACATATTGCTTGTTCCAGGCACAAACATTCTTTTGATTAAGCCACCACCACAAAACAACATATACACACAATATGCAATGAGCGTTAGCACTGGCGCGTGGTGTACGTTTAGCAATATGCCAATGTCTTGCACCGCTGTTCTTGGGGATCAGTTTTATTTTGGGACAGACAGCAAAACTGTTGCAAAAGGTTTTTATGGCGAAAGTGACGCGGTATCTACTGCCGGGACGGGGGGCGATGCAGTACAAGGCGATATACAATCATCGTTTAATTCTTTTGGAAATCCAGGCCAGTTAAAAAAATTTAACATGGTCAGGCCGATATTTATATCCAGCCAGTCACCAGCGTACAAAGCGCAGATAAACACGCAATACACATTTGATGGTGTGTATGGCTCACCGCCTTTTGTTGAAGGAACGGTCGCGGAGTGGGATGTAAGTAAGTGGGATTTAGCAGCTTGGTCGCAATCCTCAAACACTTATCAAAGCTGGTCTGGGGTGACTGGTCTGGGCTACTACGGCGCGTTAAGAATGAAAGTTAAGGGTGTTGGTGGAGGCACCACTTTCAGTAGCTATCATGTATTAAGCGAGATTGGTGGAGTAATGTAATGGCTAATGGCAACGCTTTAATAGCCGCGCTAAGAAGCGCAACGCCTAGCGGAATGGTAAAAGCACCAGGAGCGCCAACTACGTTTGAAGCGCCGTGGACAAATGTTAGCCGTCAGCCTTTAAGTGCGGTGTTAAGTCCAGAAGCCCCGTTTGTGCCTGTTGAAAGCTGGAGAGACACAGCAAATCTTGAGCCAGCCGTTTCTGGGTACGCGGCTCCAGGGTATTCCCCACAGGAAGGCTCTGTTTCCGGTCCTGTTGTAAATACCCCTCCACCGCCGCCTCCACCGGCTCCAAGCTATGAATCTGTTGGCCCTGATTTTTGGGACAATATAAACGCTGAATATGCAGATGAATACGCTTCTTTTGGTGGAACAGATGAAGAATGGGTTAATAGCGATCGATTTAGAGATTATCAATCAAGGGTGTTGGGCGGTATTCAACGTACCTACGACACTGATAAATTAGAGAGCGACATTGCTTCCTTTGAAACTCAGCTAGATGACCCGATTTTTGGTCCAAACGCTAGAATGTTGAGAGATGCAGAGCAAGCGCAATTAAATAGGGTTAGGCAACTTCAAAGTGGGGATTATTCCGACTTTGATTTTAATTTTTATGGGATGTAATGATTTTATTCGGACCACATGATGTTTTAGGTGGTTGGCTTTGTGAAAAGATTGGCTATGTGCCGACAGTGCATTTTCGCTGTATTGGCAATGTAAACGAAGAAGGAGAGATAAAAGGCGTAGTTGGTTTTGACGGTTGGAACGGTGCTTCATGTCAGATGCACGTTGCGGGAGATGGCAACTGGGTAACTAGAGAGTTAATACGCTGTGTTTTTGACTACGCCTTTAACACAGCAAAAATGAAGGTTCTTATTGGAGCGGTGCCATCTGGAAACAAACGGGCGCTACACTTTGATAAGAGGATGGGCTTTAAGGAAGTGGCGCGTATTAAAGACGCGCACCCTGACGGTGAATTGATAATTCTAAGTATGCGGCGCGATGAGTGTCGCTTTTTGGAGAAAGAGAAAGATGGGAAGTAAAGCTACTCCAGCGCCCCCTGATTATAGAGGAGCCGCACAAGAACAGGCCGCAGCTTCGCGTGAAAACGTGATGCTTCAGAACTACGCCAATCGGCCTTTTGTAAGCACTCCTTTTGGCACGCAAGATTGGCAAACTTCGGCTCAAACTGATCCTGCAACTGGACTCCCAGTTACGCAGTGGACTCAAAATATAACCCTAGACCCAGGCCTTGAAGCTGCTCTTGAGTCTCAGATTGGGACTCAACTAGCAAGAAGCAATTTAGCGCAAGGCTTTACGGGTAGGCTTGCCGAATCGTATGAACAGCCGTTTGACTGGCAGAATTTACCGGAGATGACTTTGCCGGGAGAACCCGGTCAGCTTCAAACAGAAGTAGCTGATTATTCTCCAGGGTTAGCAACTGCTTATCAATTTGGCGACTTACCTGCTATCCCTACATATGACGCAAATTATAGAAACCAGGTTGCAGAGACTCTTATGGAGCAAATGCTTCCTGTTCAAGATTATCAGCGACAACAGCTAGAAACGCAGCTTGCCAATCAGGGCTTCCGCGTCGGCACAGAGGGCTACAAGCGTGCATTAGATGAGCTTGGAGAACGCCAAGCAGCAGAAAGGTATCAAGCCCTCAACACCGCTGGCGCTGAAGCCCAAAGATTATATGGGATGCAAATGGGTTCTAGGACTCAAGGTGTGCGTGAAGCTATGGCGCAGGCTGAGTTACAGAACAGAGCGTTGGGTCAAGCCGCTGGCCTTGACCTTGGCGCTATGGAAGCTAGAAATGCGGCTGTTGCGCGACAGCAAGCACTAAATCAACAGTATGCAGCGGCAATGAACACGGCGCGTCAGCAAGCCATTGCGGAACAAGCGCAGCAGCGGGGCATGTCTTTGAATGAACTCAATGCACTGCTGTCTGGTCAACAAGTTAGTATGCCTAGCTTTCCTAGCTTTATTGCGGCTGGCAGAGCAGAAACACCGCAGTATTTAGACGCAGCCGGTATGCAATACGGTGCGGCGCTTGACGCTTTCAATGCAAAGCAAGCTGGTCTTGGCGGCCTTATGAGCGGGGCTTTTGGCCTTGGCTCGGCGGCGCTTAGTAATCCGTTTGCGTTTTCAGACATTAGACTCAAAAGTAACATTCAGCGTGTTGGGACTCATCCTATTGGCGTAGGAATCTATGAATACGACATTTTTGGACATCGTGAGCGCGGCGTAATTGCACAGGAGCTTCAGCGCATTAAACCTTCTCTTGTGCGTCAGCATGACAGCGGATACTTAACTGTTAATTACGGAGCTTTATAAATGCCATACGATAATTACAGAGATGTTGCTTTTTTGGACTACTTCATGGGGTTAGCGCCTCTTGATGAGCAAGAGCGCGAAAACGAGCGTAGACGGGCAATTATTGAAGAAATGCGCGGAGAAGCCACAGCGCCATTGCAAGGGCGAAGGGCTGGTCGAGTATACTTAGCTCCATCTCCCTTTGAGGGATTGGCGAAGTTAGGTCAGGCGTATATGGCTCGCAAGGGCGGTCAGAAAGCATACGCAGAAGAACAAAGGCTTGCTGATGAGCGAGTAGCGGAATTGGGTAAGTTACAAAAAGTTCTTTCAAACCTAAACCGTAGCCCGCAACTGGACGAAGAAGAAGAAGAAGAACTTTACAACCCGTATTTTACGGGCAGTTCTAGGAGCGTTTAGAGATGGCAAGCCGGTATGATATTTATAGTGATAGGGCTTTCGATATTAATAACGCCATACGAGAGTACCGCGCTACCCTTGATCGTGAGCAAGACCAAGATAGGAATCTGACTTTTCTTGAAATGATGGGGATTGAAGAAGATTCAGATAAAGATCGCTTAGACGCACTTAAAGCTATTGAAAGGCAGTATAGTAATCCAAGTTATCCTTTGAGGGGGGCAGTTACTAGAAATACTCAAGAACAAGCAAAACAGATAAGGAATTTTTTAAGGGGCGTGGGCGAAAGCGCGGCTGCTGGTGAAACGGATATGGCCGACAGGGTAATAGACCTTGTTAGTGCCGGAGATTTTGGTTTTGAATCCATAGGGCGCTTGCAAAATCCGCAAGAATTTTCACAAGATTCTATCGGACCTATTTCAGTGACTACAGAAAGGCGTCCTGGGCCGTATATTAATGTTGCTAGTGTGACCGACGCGCCTGTTCCTGGTGCGGGCAACGCGCCTGTTGATGTTGCTGGTGTGGCTGACGCGCCTGTTGATGCAATGAGCGGGCGTTCTCTTCTACGCAGAGCGTTAGAGGCGAGTAGAACTCCCATTGATATGCAAAGGTTTGAACAGCTTGCTCAAGATCGTCAGCGTGCTGGCGATTTGTCTATGATAACGTCACTTGCTGCTGGCGAGGCTGGGCCGCGCTATTCCGGTTATCAAGAGAGCTACTTGAAAAAAGCGCTAGGCGAGAAAGAAACACGGCAACTTGGTGACTATGGCTTTGCGTCAGGAGGAGGGTTCTACGAAACACCGGGCATACAACAGGCCAGAGAACAAGAGGCCGATCTTGCTGCATCAGAATTGCTTTTGGATGCAGAAAATGACCGCTTTGCGCGAGAGCAAGCAGAGCGACGGCTAGAACTCCAAGAGAGGGCGTATAACCCTAATTATGCTACAAAATCACAGCGGAATAAAAATTCCGATTTTTTAAATAATCTAAAAGACAAAGCAGAAGAGGCTCAAAGAGCTTTAGGTCAAGTAGGAGCAATGAGAGAAGCCCTAGGAACGGCTGACCAAGGTCTATTTGCTCCTATTTCTAACGCAGTTAACTCTGCATTTGCAGAGTTTAAAGGTGCATCCGGCGCAAAACAAAAAACTATTGCAGCAAACGTTGCTCAAGCGATTGCCAATGCTTTTGGTATTGATAAATTGTCTCAAATTGGCGGTAACGACACAGAAAGAGAATTAGCAATAGCCATATCAACAGCCTTTCAAATGACGAATCAGGAAGAGGCCAATATATACCTTCTAAATAAACTTGAAGAATCAATGACCAAAACCGTTCTTAGGTCTCAATTTGCAGACCTATGGAGTGAAAATTTTACGACCGTTAATAATGTAAACCCACTTACAGGAGAAACATACATAGTGGCCTTAGAGAAATTTCTTCAAGAACAAACTCCCAAACGACTTGGCAGAGAAATAGAAGGCACCTCAATCTTTGGGCTTTTTGATGATAATCAAGAAAGTCCGCCTGCTGGCGCAGTGCAGCTTTTGGAATAGTCACTAGGAAATAGTTATGCCTAGATTTAAGGTAAATGTTGAAGATTCATCTTATCAAGTCGATGCGCCGGATGAGCGCACCGCTTGGGCGTGGGCTAACGCAGAACATAGAAAGCTAGAAAAAAGCGCACAGCAAGAAGAAGTTGCTAAAATGCGCGAAGGCAGTGCGTTAGAGCGTTTTGGCAGGGGCGCTGGTTCTAGCCTTGAGAACATAGGCTACGGACTTAAGGGCTTGGTTACAGACCTTTCGCCAGAAGATAAAAGAGAAATTGCAATAAACAAAGCCTTCTTAGAGGGTGAAAAAGGCGAAGGCATACGCGCTGAGAACATAGGTGCATTTGCTGCTGATATAGGGTCTTTTCTTGTCCCCGGCGGGGCAGCAATAAAAGCAGCTCGCGCACTTCCGTTAGCCGCTAAACTTGCGTCAAAAGCTCCGGTGCTTGCGCCTCTAGCTGGTGAGGCTGCTCTTGGCGCTGGTTTATCAGCAGCATACGCGCCAGAAGATCGAGGCACAGCCGCTACTCTTGGCGGCATAGGTGGTGCAGCAGGGTATGGTATTGGCAGGGCCGCTAGTAGGGTGGCTGGTGGCCTTGTAAGGCCGTCTGAACAAGCAAAAGAATTGCAACGCAAAGGCGTAGAAGATTTAACTATAGGCCAAGCAGCAGACCAAGATACGCTTGTTGGAAAAATTATACGAAGAACGGAAGAAGGCGCGCAAAGTTTGCCTATTGCTGGTCGCGCAATAAGCAAAGCTAGAGAAAGAGCCGACGATCAATTTGCTAAAGCTGCGATGAACAGAGCGGTGCCTCCTGGCGGCAAGCCGGTAGAAGGTCCAAGTAGAGAAGCGTTTGCTCAACTTAAAAAGGATTTTGACAAGGCTTACTCGGTTTTAGATGACGTTGAGTTGCCCGCAAGAGATGTAAACAGGTATTTGGGAAAACAAATAAGCGATATTATTGAAGACCCTGCAAAAGAAATGTCTAAAGCGGCAAAAAGAGACATAGAAAGATTCTTAAAAAATGGGTTTTACGACAAATTTACCTTTAAAAACGTTGGCCCAAATCAGAAGTATCGCGTTATAGACAGCATAACAGGAAAGAAATTTAAAAAGTTTGAGTCTGACCTTAATGCTAAAATCAGAGGTCTTATAAACAGACAGTTTAGAACTGCTGACGAACAAGCAAAATTAGATTCATATTTGCAAATAGACGAAGCTCTAACACAATACCGCAATCTTAACGTGCCTACAGATGTTGCAACGCAGTTAAAACAAACAGACGCGGCTTATGCAAACTTTAAGACGCTGGAAAGAGCGAGTTCTTATATAGCTGCCGCAGGAGGGAAGTTTACTCCTGCTCAATTAGGCAGGGCGGTTAGGGCTTTAACGCCACAATCACGTTTCGCAAGAAGGGAAGGTCTTTTACAGGATTTAACTGACCCTGCCAGCACAGTGTTGAAGCCAATGATGCCTGATAGCGGGACAGCAGAGAGAGCGTTTCAAATCGGAGCGCTAGGAGGAACGGTTGCTAATCCAATGGTCGGTATACCTGCTCTTGCAGGTACGACATTAGCAGCGGCTGGCTTATATTCACGCCCGATGCAAAGGTTTCTTTTAGGTGGTGGGTCTAGGCAGCAAGCAATAGCAGAGGCTTTAAGAGGGGCATCGCCTTATCTTGGGTTTACAGGGGCTTATGCTGGCTCTGAATTAGCACAATAGGAGTATAAACAATGCCTCGCAATGGGTCTGGCACATACACACTGCCAAGCGGCAATCCAGTTTCAGCCAATACTACGATTGAAGCAAACTGGGCTAATACAACGCTTGAAGATATTGGCACAGAACTAACTGACAGCCTTTCACGCAATGGTGAAGGCGGTATGCTTGCGTCTTTGCGTATGTTTGCTGGAACATCGAGCGCACCCGGTGCTGCCTGGGCAGACGAAACAACAAGCGGTTTCTACTGGGCTGGCGCTGATGAGTGGTACGCGGTGTCTGTTACAACACCAGTGGCTAAGTTTACTTCGTCTGAAGTAACTATACCGGCTGGCGTTACGTTCACCGCAACTGACGCTTTGGTGGGTAAAGCTACAAACCTAGCTGGCGGTGCTGCTAACAAAATAGCTGTGCAATCTGCTGCTGATACCACTACCTTTATAGACGCACCTACCGTTTCTAACACGTTCCTAGAGTGGTCCGGTTCTGCCTTTCAGTGGTCAGCAACTTCCCTTGGCTCAGTTACCAGCGTCGATGTAAGTGGCGGGACAACCGGCCTTACTACGTCTGGTGGCCCGATAACAACAAGCGGCACCATTACAATATCAGGAACTCTAGGAGCAACCAACGGAGGCACAGCACAAAGCACCTGGACTTCTGGCGATCTGCTTTATGCCAGCGCTTCAAACACGCTGTCAAAACTGTCTGTCGGAACGTCCGGTCAGATTTTGACTGTTGTTGGCGGGGTGCCTACTTGGTCAACGGATACGGGAACGGGAACCGTCACAAGCATTGACGTTTCTGGCGGCACGACCGGCTTAACGACATCTGGAGGCCCGGTTACATCCAGCGGCACTATCACTCTGAGCGGAACGCTAGGTGTTCCAAACGGCGGTACAGGTGCCACTACACTTACTGGGATAGTAAAAGGCAACGGAACCAGCGCGTTTAGCGCCGCTGTTGCCGGTACAGATTATATTGCTCCTGGCGGTGCGCTAGGAACTCCGTCAAGCGGTACTCTTACAAACTGCACCAGCTTGCCATTGTCCACTGGTGTTACAGGCACACTTGCCGTGGCAAACGGAGGCAGCGGCCAAACAACTTACACTGATGGCCAGCTTCTTATAGGCAATAGTACAGGCAATACTTTAACCAAGGCTACTATCACGGCTGGTTCCGGTATTAGTGTTACCAACGGTAGTGGCTCAATTACTATTGCCGCTACAGCGACTAGTGCAGGAACGGTGGTTGACACTGCTGCCAATCAGGCTCTTGTCAACCCGACAGCAGGAAACACTCTGTACGTTGAGAGCGACACAGGACGGGCAAAGATTGGGGACGGCTCCACTGCCTACTCCTCCTTGGCCTATGTTGATGGTTTTGAGGGTGTCAATGCCTCTGCCTTTGGTAGCGCTCTTACGCCAAGCAGCGGCACCATTGTTGTAGACATCTCTGATCTGAGCACAGTGAAGGATATTCAGCCAAGCGGGAATGACACTATCAACATCACCAACTCTCCTGCCAGCAAAACAACCATCTTTGAGTTCATTATGACCAATGGTGGTGGCAAGACGCTAACATGGCAGCTAGATGGCAATGCTGCAACTGTGACATTGGATGGGTCTTTTACCTTCACCACCAGCGGCACAGACCATTGCGTTGGGTCCATCTATCGCCAAGCCCCTGGCGATTATATCATAAACATCTTCCGCATTGGTGAGGGTGTGTAATGTTTACAAGAAGGCGTGAACAGCTCCTTAAAAGCGCTGCTGCTAGGGCGGCAGCGGGCGGTCCGGCTGATGAAGATTGGGATAATGTGGTTCTGCTACTTAACCAGCAGAACGTGGATGCCAAGCAAAACCAATCTTTTGACGATGAGAGCACCTCTAATCATACCATCACAGCAGTCGGCGATGCGACTCAGGGAACTTTTAGCCCGTTTAGTCCTAATGGTTGGTCACTATACAAAGACACTTCTGGTTTTCTTAGCGTTACACATGATGCCAGTTTAGACGTTAGTTCTAGTGAATTTACGTTTGAATTTTGGGTTTTTCCCACCGAAGACTATAAATTAGGCGACGGTTTACTCTCTAAGCGACTAAATGGCGGCGTGGCGTCCGGCGTGCTGGTTTACTTCGCGTCAGTGGGACTAACACCGTCTTTGTTAGTCTCATTTAATGGAAGTACCTGGTCAATTAACACCGCCTCCACCGAAAGTTTAGTCCTGGGACAATGGAACCACGTTGCTGTTTGCAGAAGCGGTGATGACTTCCTGCTATTCATTAATGGCGTTGAAGGTGTGAACCAGACCAGGGTCGGTGTCACGGTTCACGCAAGCTCTGCAAACCTAGTGCTTGGTGCCTACGCCAACATAGGTGGTATCTGCGACCCTAGTTTTTTCTCTGACTTTAGAGTGGTGATTGGCTCAACTGTTTACACAACTGATTTTACTCCACCAACGGCTCCGCTAACTGCGGTCACTAATACTCAGTTACTAACGCTCCAAGACAACCGTTTAATAGACAACAGTGGACAAGATCAAACTGTAGCATTTAGCGGATCGAATTGCGCACTTGTGCCACACTCTCCTTTTCCCTCAACAGTTCCTTGGAGTGCAGCAACACATGGGGGTTCTTTATACGGAGATGGTACGGGAGATTGGGCATCTGTAGCAACATCATCAGACTTTGCTTTCGGCGGGACTGGTGAATTTGGTATTCAATTTTGGGTCTACCCAACGGTAACTCCTACTAACTATGATTGTCCATTATCTCGATGGGACACTTCCAATGACGATGCATGGTTGTTCTTCCTGTTCGCAGACGGCAGAGTTCAATTTTGGGTCTATGATTTTAATTCTGGCGCGGCTTTTCTAAGTAGCGGAGCCGGTGCCTTAATTACAGACGCTTGGAACCACATCAATGTAAGCCGTTTAGGTGCTACGTCATGGGAACTGCATGTTAATGGTGTTCGTGTTGCTACCGCATCAAATAATTTGACCATCACCGATGCCAATTCCCAGACAGTGAAAATTGGCACTCAAGGGCTTGTTACCACAAGAGCCTTTGTGGGTTACATCAGCGGTTTGCAGATTGACAGTGGCGGTGCAATCTTCTCTGGTGCAACTATCACACTTCCAACTTCACCCCCAACAGTTAGTGGAAATACTGTTCTGCTATGTAACTTTACCAATGCGGGCATCTACGATGCTTCTGCAAAGCACAACATTACTCTGACTGGTAATACGCAAACGGACACTGGTGTTGTAAAATTTGCGGGCGCATCTATTGAGCTAGATGGAACCAGTGACACTGCCGCAACAACAGCAACTGAATTATTAGGTTTAGGCCCTGCGTACACTGTTGAGTTCTGGGTCTATTTAGACACGTTGCGTAACGAAGCACGATTCTTTCGGTACATTAGTGGTGGAGTAACTTATGGTGCGATTGAAGCTGGTGGCGGTGCCGGAGGTTCAAACACCGATTTCCGAATCGCGCAATTTGGATCAGGTGAGAGATTGACTGCATTCGGTGCATTAAGCACTGGAACGTGGATACACGTTGCTGTGACTTATGACGGAACAACGTCAACACTATGGATGAATGGGACTTCAGCAGATACATATATTGGAAATGTGTTTCCTGGTGCATCCGCACAAATTATACTTGGTGATGCAAATTCGATTGACGGGCGTATTGAGGATTTTCGGGTTACTGCTGGGGTTCAGCGATATACCGCAGCCTTCACGCCGCCGGGAAATTCTTTCCCAATTAGAGGAGCATGACTGTGCGATTTGTAGAAGTACAAAATAAAAATATCATTGACGGTGGCGGCCTTGATTGGTTGAAGAAACGCCATCCCGGCACGTTATTCCCAAAAGGTGGGCCGGACAGTGATTGGTTGGACCTTCACAACTACCAGCGCGTCAAAGAGAGACCAGACACGCCCATCCTGCCTCATCAGCGCCGTATCTCAGTTGAGCCAGCCCTGGATAATGACATTGCCATTGGTTACTCCATTGAGGACAAGCCGATTGAGCAATCTCGGCAAGATGTAAAGGCCAAAGTCGCCTCCTTAGCAGAGGCCAAGGAGAGTGGGCTGTACTGGCATGACATTAAAGGAGATGGTGTTGCACCATTCCAAATTGATGATCGCTCACAGCGCCGTCTTGCGGCACTGCACAGCGCCATTGTCGGAGGTAATGCAAACCCTCACAAAGACGGCTTCACAGACGCGCATAATACCATCCACACCCCAGTGACAGGCGCGCAGGTTAAGGCCCTCGCAGAAGCGGTCCTGGAATATATCGTGGACATCCACAAGCGCAAGATGGTGCTGTGTGCCACGATTGACGCGACTGCGGATGCGACGGCTGTGTACGCCATTGATATTGAAACGGGCTGGCCAACTGACAACGCCCCGACGCTTGATTGACATAATAAAGTTTTAAGCTATGGCAGACCCAACATCGTACATAACAACAAAAATAGCCAGCGCGGTTGGGGGCCTTATTGGTGGGTTTGCTTTAATGTCATACATAAAGCCAAAAACAATAAACGAAGCGTTTACACGCGGCGCTGTTTCTTGTGGCTCTGCGATTATCTTTGCTGTTCCAATTTTACAAATTACAGGTTCATCTGAAAATTGGGAAATGCAGCTTATGTCTGGCGCACTCGTTGGCTTTGTTAGTTATTCCATTCTTGGCGCAACTGCCCGGTTCTTAGAAAAGACAAAAGAATACGACATCTTTGAGATTATAAATAAAGCGCGTGGAAAAAATGCGAGTAAAGATAGAACGCCTGGAAAGTAGCAACCACGGTACGTTTGGTCGAATATTCTTTGGCGATAACGTGCTGTTTTCTGGCGAGCTACCAGATCGAAATAATCAAAGAAACATAAGCTGCATCCCGACAGGCATATATCAAGTTGATTGGACCTACTCGCCTACGTTTAAACGCTATATGTACTTGATTCGAGATGTGCCAGACAGGTCAGGCATCAGAATCCACAGCGCAAATCTTATGGGCGACAAATCGTGCAATATGCGCTCGCAGCTTTACGGCTGCATCGCGCTAGGAGAAAAGCTAGGCCACATGGACGGACAAAAAGCAATCATGCTTTCTCGACCGGCTGTAGCCAAACTAGAAAACAGCATGAAGCGTGAATCCTTTGAATTGGAGATAAAAAGTGTTGGGCTTTCTTGGTAGCATCTTTTCTGGCGGTGTAACCGGCTTGCTCGGTGTCGCGTTTCAGCGTTTCTTTGACTTCTTGAAAGTCAAACAAGAGATTGAGTTAAAGAAAGCTGAGTACAGTCATCAAGCCAACATGAAGCGCATAGACGGCGAGCTAATGGCCCAGGAGTGGGCGGCCCGTACCCAAGTGGCAGAGGTAGAGGCAGAAGGCAAACGCGCCCAGGCAGCGGAAGAATCCTTCTCTCAATCCTTTACGCTAGAGCCAAAGCAATACAGCGCAAAGGCTACAATTAGCCCTACTGCCAGCTTTATGCTTGTCGTGTTAGATTTTATACGCGGCTTGGTGCGTCCAGGGCTGACGATCTATCTTTGCGCCATCACGACTATGATGTATCTTGAGGCCAAGGCTATTATGGCTGGCGTGGGCGCTTTTATAAGCGCAGAACAGGCAATCACGGTTCACAACATTATAGTCACAACGGTTCTCTATTTAACGACTACTTGCGTGCTGTGGTGGTTTGGTACACGCAACAGTCAGAAGCCACCAACAAGAGGAAAATAAGATGGAACTAAAAGAAAAGCTGAAGCCGTGGGTCAATGGCATCCCGCACTTGTTTGACCTGTATGAGAAAGAGATGACGGTGATTGTGTCAGTGTCATTCTTGGCTGGGCTTGTCCTGGGGATTATTCTCTAGGCTAAACTTCATGTAATCGACGTAATCATCCAGGCGTATAACTACGCGCCAGGGCTGTTTGTTTTGGCGAAAAGCTACTACCGGCACTTCGCCTTCTTCAGTGCAATCTTCTATCTGCCTAACCCATTGAGGTATCGCTAAGGTTTCCCTACGCTTTACCTCAATTCGGAACCGGCCTACTTGAAGATCGTCGCCACCCTCACGCGCCTGATCGAGCTTGCGCTTAATCTCAATTCCAAGCGCGTCAGACAGGTACGCAGCAAGTTCTCTCTCTGCCTGTGCGCCTTTGTTTCTGCTCATCTTGCCTGTCATTAGAAAGGTATCTCGTCGTCAATAAATGGTTCTTCTGAAACCACCTTCTTCTTGCTCTTAGGCGGCTGCTTAATCTTTAGAACATCTCCTCCAGCCTTAGAAACAACCTTGGTCACTTCTGCCCCTAAGAAAGCCTCCTTAATTTTCTTAACAGTGCCGCCAACTGTTTCGGGCGGCATCTTGTGTAATTCGGCTGACCTAAAGTTAGCGCTGCCGTTCACAAAAGTTTTCTTTGTTTTCTTGTGGGCGTATTCAACCCAGTCGTCACCAGCATCTACAGGCTCGGCGTAGGGTATCAGTGGAGGAATATAGATGTGCTCCTGGCAACCCTTTTCCTGCGTAGGTGCATTTAAATCTGTTTTAAATTTACTGCACTGCCATTGCCCGTTTGCTACAGGCGTAGAATGACAACACGTTCTACAATTTGGTTCAGCAACTTCCTCGCCGTGGCAAAGAGTCTTAAAGTCACAGAATTTGCACTCCCACCAATCCTCCCGCTCGCTGACCCTTAGCGGAGGTTCGGTTGCAGAGATTATTTTTTCTGCACGCTGACGCAGTTTGTTAAACGTAGTCTGGTCAAACTTAACCCACTCAGTATAAATCTCGTCCGTGTCTTTATTAACGGCAAAATACATTGCTCGCGTTAAATCCATCAGACCCATGTAAACCTGCATCTGGGCGTAATGCCTTGGCTTTGCCTCAAGAACGCCCTTTTTTTCAAGCTGTTTAAACGACTTAGAATTGTGCGTCTTAGCTTCTAAGATCGCCCAGGTTTTCACTGCTTCTGGAAATCCCTTGCCTACGCCATCGACGCTTCCACCAAAATGTCCTGAGTCATCGAAGCAGCTAATCTGACTACCGTTCTCGTCATGCGTATGCAGCACAACGCCAATGCCTTTTAGCTCTTTGGCAATTCGAGTTTCTTCTAAATTACCTGTCTCAAACAGGCGCAGTATGCGGCCAGGAAAGTCTTGCTGTTTAGCCCATCGAAACGTGAGCCATAAATATCTGTCGCAAGAATGCCCGATAACCGACGCTCCGAGATGTGGTCGGTAGGGTCTGCTCTTTTCTTGATACCAATTGTATATTTTCTGAGCAGTGGAGTGCTGGCTATCGGGCATCTGTGGCAAGGCTACTTCTCCCAGGGCTTCTTGTTAGAAGAAGGAGCCTCTGCCGCAGGTTCAGAAACAGGAGCAGGGCGACTCGCGCCCAGGCTGTTGTACGCAACAATCCTGTTTCGCGTTGGGTCTTTGCGATCAATGTCAACGGCTACTGACATAGGGATGTCATGTAGCTGCTCTGTATCAGCCAGCTTGCTACCCATGTCCATACCGACTGCTTGGCATAAACCAGTAAGTTGGCGGCGTGCGATTTCTTCTGCCTGTTTGTTGGGATTGCTAACATTGAGTCTATCCCACAGGCGGCGACCGCTATGCTCACCGTCTACAACTTGTAGCACCACCTCTATGTACTCTCCGGTGCCAGCCTTGGTTGTCTTAATGCTGGTTTCAATGACAATGCACTGATAGTCACCACGCTCTAGCGGCTCGTATGATTTAACGGGCGCTGGCGCGTAGTCTTGATCTAGTTCAAAGGAAAATTCTGGCATCTTATTTACCTTCCATTGTTTGCGTGATTGCAGTTTCAAAATCATCCCACTGCATCGGGATCGTGTCTGGCAATTTGTATCTATTCTTTGCCATGTATGCGGGACGCTCACTGGTGTATAACAAGCGCTCGCCGGTACTGATACCTCTGGCAACCTGCTTGTTAAACCCAATGTCGTCTTTCTTTACGAGCGTCTTGTAGTTCGCAAAGAATACAGCGTCACACCACTCGCGGATCAAAGCATTTGACCGCTCCTGTAGTTTCGGCTGGTAACGGTCATACGGCTCTGTCTCTGGCGAGTCAAAGCGTTTGATCGTTGTATGCGCGATTAGAATAATAGCCATGCCTTTATCGTTACGCAGAGCGTTAAGGCCACCTAATAAATCACGCCACATCTCGGCGGCAATAACCGCGCCTTTCCCATACGCCAAATCTTTAGCGTCATGCGTAGACTCGACTTGTCGCCAGATCATGTTCTCGCACCAATCTAAACTGTCTAAAACAGCGGTGCCGTATTTGTGATCTTCTTTATAGAGACTGGCTACGGCATCCATTACGTCAGAGAACTTTTCCACTAATGGAAAGTGATCGACCTTTAGATTGCCTAGCCCATCCTCAGTAGGAATAAAAATAGGCTTTGGCGCGCCAGCGGCAAAGGTTGTTTTACCAATCCCCTCCACACCGTAGAGCATAACCCTCGGTGCGCCGCTTAATGAATTTTTCTGGATGCTTTTTAAATTGAAAGACATCGTTTGCTCCGTTGCTTGTTGTTAAGGCGGATGAGGCTACTACCACTGTTGCCACAAAGTCAACACCATTTTTGACATCTTTTTGGTTGATAGGTTTTGAGTGTTCATGTAGTTATAACGCCCCTCAAAAATGAAGGTGAGCGAAAATGAACCACAAATTTAAAAGGAAGGTAACAGATAACGGCAAAAACCGTATTGTTTGTTGGTTCTCTTGCGGCGCTGCTTCAGCGGTAGCTACCAAACTGGCGTTGCGTGAATATGACCGCTCTCGTATTTATATTTGCTACACCGATCCAGGCAGCGAGCATCCTGACAACTTACGGTTTCTGAAAGACTGCGAAAATTGGTTTGATCACCCAGTTACAATTTTAAAAAACGATAAATACGATGACACATGGGCAGTTTGGGAGGATCGGAAGTATGTTGCTGGAATAAGTGGCGCACCTTGTACGGTTGAGTTGAAGAAGTCTGTACGGCAAAGGTTTGAGCAATTTGATGACATTCAAGTGTTTGGATACACCCAGGAGGAATTACACCGGGCAGAACGGTTCAGAGAACAGAACCAAGAAGTAATGCTTGATACGCCACTAATTCGCCACGGTTTAGGCAAGGGTGATTGCTTGGCTATGGTTGAGAAAGCCGGAATTAAACTTCCCGTGGTTTACGAGTATATGGACCATGCTAACTGCATACCTTGTAGCAAAGCATCGGGGGTAGCCTATTGGCAACGCATTAAGAAGCACCATCCCTTAGAATTTGAACGCTACGCTGAATTGTGTGATCGGCTAGGCGTAAAGCAGATTAAAGTGAAGGGCGAACGTAAATCTCTCCGCGAATTACCTGAGGATGAATATCCGTGGGAACCAGAACCAATCGAATGTTCTTTGATGTGCCAGATTGCGGAGAATGAAGAATAAGGCAACCCGAAACAGATACAATCAGGCGCTATGAAAAGGAGATCATTGTGTATATCAAACACAAAAAAGAACCGGCGTACTCAATCGTTAATAAGATTGGTGGGGTTCGCGCAACGGCTCGCGTACTAGACATAGCGCCTAGCGCGGTAACGCGATGGCTAAGTCACAGCGGTGTTATACCGCAACGGCATTTTGGCGCGATACTGGATCACGCAAAAAAGCAAAGGCTGAATATAAAGATTGATGATCTATTAACGCTGTAGGTGAGACATGAACAACGCTAGTTTTTTAGAGTCTCTCAGCGGCGAAATTGTTGACGGTCAATATCTCTGGGTTAATGCGTTCGCAACCAGCCCTGATAACGCACAGTGGTCGGGTCGATCCTACCAACACAAGACGGCGCAGCAGATTTTAATAAATGAAGCAGCCGATCAGAACACATATTTTTGCCCGGCATTGCTTTCTGGCTTAGACGATAGCGGGTCGTTTAAACGCAGCAAGGCACACTTTACAAAACTGCTTGCGCTGGTAGCTGATGATGCAGACCCGGATGATGTGGTTGGCAGTCTAAGCTGGCTGATCGAGACAAGCGAAAACAATTATCAAATGGGCATCTTGGTTGATTTGGATGACCCGGACGCAGCAGACGCGCAGACAGTAGACGCGGTGATGCAAGCAATGGCAGACGCATCGTTGATCAAGGCCGACAAATCCGGCAACAACGCGGTGCGCTACCTGAGACTGCCAAATGGCGTTAATACTAAACTCCGAGCTAACAACTGGTCAGTGCGCGTGAGGTCAATGGATCTACAATCGCGCTACTCCTTGGCTGATGCTTGCGCGGCTTTTGGATTAGACCTAGAGCAGATCAAGCAATACAGCACTGTCGTTGACTCTGACGCTGCAAAAATATCTGGCGCGGATCATGCCTCATTGATTGCGGCGCTTGCTGCTGACGTACCAAAAGATCGCAGTTACCACGACCCGCTATTGAAACTAAGCTCCAAACTGGTCAAAGCCGGAACCAGTGGCGGCGCTGTAGTTGAGCATTTGCGCGGCCTAATGCTTGCGGTGCGTCCTACTGATCCGCATGAATATCAACGCTGGGAAGAACGCTACAACGAAATACCGCGCATGGTATCTGGCGCAGAACGGTATCGACAACCAATCATTGATATGCCGGTCATTGACGGGGAAGCTGACGGTAGCTTGCTCGTTGACATTAATGAGCTAGAGCGAATCAGCGGCAATATACGTTGGCTGGTGAAGGGTTTAGTCCCGGCTGATGCAATGGGTATGCTGTTCGGCGCAAGCGGCGCGTTTAAAAGTTTTATTGCGCTAGACTTTGGTTTGCATGTCGCGCACGGATTGAACTGGTGCAACCGCAAAACAACGCAAGGCAATGTTGTCTACGTTGCAGCAGAAGGCGGCGCTGGTGTGTATCGGCGTATTAAAGCATGGCATGAAAAGCGCGGCTTGGGGATTGCTGACAATTTTAGCATCTGCATCACGCCACTTCTTTTGACAGTAGAAGATGAAATTGACAGGCTTGCCCAGGCTATTGCCGCACTGCCGGAACCGCCATCGCTTGTTGTCATTGACACGCTATCGCAGACATTTAGCGGCGACGAGAATAGCAGCACAGACATCGCCGACTACATAAGGAGCATGAACACAAAACTCCGCGCTCAATACGGGTGTAGCGTTTTGATTTTGCATCACACCGGACACTCTGCCAGTGAACGTCCACGGGGTAGTAGTGCAATCACGGCTAACCTGGACTTTCTTCTTGGCTGCTACCGTCCTGACAAGGATTCTCTGTCTGCACAACTCGAAGTGTTTAAACAGAAGGATGGTGACAAGCTAGACACACAATGGTTTACGTTAGAATCAAAAGAGATCGGCGTGGACGATGACGGTGAAAAAATACAAAGCCTAGTGGCAAGCTGGAACGATCTCGTTGCCAATCTTAAACATAACGCAGCAATGCTGAATCAAAATGAGCGCGATGTATTAGACGCAATTCCTGTTGCTGGCACTGCGACAGAACAAGAGATGCAAGACGCTTTGATGCACAGGTATGAGAATCAGGCGACTAGATACAAGACGCTACAGCGTGCAATTAAGAAGCTCTACAATGAAAAGAACTTAATTATTCCGGTTGGTAAGAGGATTTGGAGGAGGGCTTAGAGTCAGGTAAGAATGGCTCAAGCCCTTCCTCAATTCGCATAGCGTCAACAAAGCGCACAAAATCCCGGCGCTTCATCTTGTCAATTTTGCCGGTATCCAGGTCGCGCACATAATAGCTGTTATGGATAAACCATGACAGTTTGCCCCTGGATTTTAACCAGTCGGACACGTTAAACCAAGAATCACTTGGAAGAAATTTTCTCGGCTTCATCTTGTGCAGCTTTGATCTTGTTTTTAAGTGTGCGCTTGGCGCGTATGGCTTTGTAGTATTCGCTATCGCCTCGACGCTTCGAGTCTCCGCGTCCGGCACTTCCGCCTTTGGTTCCTAGCCAGGACATATAACGCTTAATTTCCTGCTGTACTCCAGGCGGGAACTGATCGCTCCATTTCTTTTCAGTCATTTTTTTCCTCTTTTAGTTCGTAGCCAATCGCCGTGTATGCCGCTTTATCAACCCATGAGTCATCATGCGTGGTAGTTTTCAAAAGGCGGCATGTCTTTTGCCAATCGTTCATCAGTGCAACGTGCGCTGGCGTGATGCACCCGTCTTTCTCAATCGCACGCTTGGCGATGACGGTCCAGCCTTTTGCAATGTCTGACAGGTTTTCTTTTGGGCTTCCGTAATCTTTCTGCCGGGCACCCCGCATAACCTTTAATGCTGTTTCAAATATATGCGTCATAGCGTTTTGCAAACCACTTTGCCACCAGTGTACGGATCAAGGCGCATGGCAATCTCGACGGCTTCGGTGGGCGTGGCTCCGGCCAGCATGGCAGCTACCGCAAACGTGCCGCCTGTGCCGCACGCGGCGGGCTTGCCGATAGCTACCCGGTACATATTCTTAGTAACGTGGTAAACGCCCTGCCTTGTGGCGTGGATGGCTTCAAAATCTGCGTCTTTGTCAAAGGCTGGCTTGCTGTCCTTTTTTGATCCGTTGTGCAACCACTCTAAATACTGC